GTTTCCCAGTCACGATCGGGGACCGTGTTGGCACCGACGTTCGTGATCAGGGACGTGAACCCTCGCGACACTATGCGCGCGTCGTCGAAGTCAACGTTCAGTCCGGCAACGGTAGCATCAACGTCTATGATGTCAGCCGCTACGTTGTCACCGCCGATCTGTTGCTGGTTCGGCCACAGAAGCTGAACGTCAACCGCCGTGACTAGTGACAGATACGTCCGCTGCGATGGGTTGATCGACCCGCCGCCGAAGACTTCTGAGTAACTCATCTTACGCCTCCTTCCTGTTAGAAGACCTGTCGATGATCTTCTGAATATCTTCGCCGTTCAACAGGCCGAGGTCTCGATCGTACGCTGCCTGCCAGACCGGAATTCTTTGGTCGTTCTTCAAGAACCCCGACATCTGAACGAGCGTGCCGTGAAGCAGCGCGTTCGGCGCGAGATCCGTAGTCCAGTTCGTCTGGTTGCCAGCATCGAGCAGCGGCGGGAGTTGATAGTAGAGCAACTCGAATGGATACGCTGCATCCGGCGTCGGACTGAACAGAAAATTGTAGAAATCGTAGTCGGCGTAGAACTGCGGTTGAGTCGTCAAGTCTTCATCCGGCCAGTACATCCGACAGTACTCATAAGAACGCGGGAACAGCGGAGTTCTCACCTGCGCTGTTCCCACGCCAAAGTTGATGCTCACCGTGTCGCGCCAGCGATCCGGCTTCTGGTACACGGAAGTTCCAGCGGCCATGACGCCGGTTACGACATTAATGAATCCCTGGATCTTGAGCGCCCGAGCGATGTCTCGCTCCGCCAAGTTTATCCTTCGCGGTATCTGCTCGAACACGGTAGGATCAACAGACGTCCCACGTTCTAAGAACTGTTGGATGTCTTTGACCAGAGAATCAAAAGTCAGTGAGGTTGCCATCTTCTTACTCCGTCAAGGAATCTCTCAGCGCCTGGAGTTGTTGCTGTTCTTCTTCCGTAAGGTCGCGCTCGGCCTCGATAGCTTCGAGTTCCGCAATGCGATCCTCGACGGAAGGCGTCGGTGCGTTGCCACCACCTTCGCCGCCCTCACCACCTTCGCCGCCTTCGCCGCCTTCACCCTCCGTGGGGGAAGGATTCTCCTCGGCCGCTTCCTCGCGTTGACGAGCGAGGATGCGCTCCTTCTCGGCCTGATACCCGGCGTGAACGATGGCGCGCTGGTCACGCAGAAACTGTCGTTCCTCGCGCGTCGGTCCGCGTCCCTCGTCAGCCATTGCTTTGATGATCATGGCGAACGCTTTCAGTTCCTCGTAAGCCTCGTCGCCCTTCTGCACCAGACTGCCCAGAATTGCGAGCAATTCCGAAGCCTGACGCGCCGTTGCGCTGGCCTGACCGCCGAGAAGCGGGTTGTTGAGGATCGTCGAGATGCCCTGCACTGCGATCATGAATAGTTCTGCAAATCCCATCACTCTGCTCCTTTGACTGCTGATTTGAGATTAGCGATGAGCGGTAGCGCTCGTTCCAGCCAACTATTCAACCTCTGAGCGACGAGCACGTATTTGTCTTGCGTACTCTCCCCCTCTGCGATTTCATCTTTGACCGTTTCGAGTTCTTCCAGCGTCTCGTCCAAGGCATCCACAACCGGGGTCGCACGTTCCTCCGCAGCGATGAGCTTGAGCGACACGTTGTCCGGCAAGTTGCCGGTCTGTATCAGCTCGAGACCCTTCGCCTGGAAGATGTTGTACGTTCCCGACGCTGCATACGCTCGCAGTTCAAGTGTGTCCGCCTGCGCAATCGGATTGGCAGTGGCGCACGCCTGAAGCGTCGCGATCGTCAGTAGCAGAAGCGGAACTCGCAAGAAATTCCATCTCGGTAGCATTATATAGTACCTCCTCCGTCACCCGTGCCTGTGACTTTGTTTACCAGACGACGGGTGCTGAGCGCCTGATAGTCTTTGAAGAACTGAATCGCCGCGCCGCCGATCATGCTGACCCACGCAGCTTGACTAATCAACGCGAACGTCATCTCTGCGTCGTTCGCAAACAACGCGACGAGCGCCGTCAAAAAGTTGATGATTGCGGCCACAAATGCGCCGATGATTGTGTTCATACTTCTACTCCTCCAGTTCCTGTGACGGAACGAATTGTCAAACGATGCTTTCCTTCTCTTCCCAACAACGAATTGAGAACTCTCATTGCCTCGCCGCTGCTGGATACCGCACGAGCGTAGGCTCCAATCTTCTTGTCCATCAGAAGCGAACGTTGCATTCCTGGGCCGATGCAACCGACCACGTTGCGCGCGAAGTTGGCGACGTGAATCAGCACGAGATATCGTCCCACGCCGTTCGGTCTGGATTCCTCCGTCTTGAACACTCCGAGATCGGGGTTGTACAAGATGTAGACTTCTCTTCGCTTGTGGCGCTTCGGCCGCATCCACGGTTCCAAGATGTACTCTCCGTCGGGTACGCACGACTCGAAGGGTTTACCTCCAGGAGAAGTGTGAGGAACCCAAGGCCGCTCAATAGTAGCCAGAGCAAAATCATCAACACGAAGAACACCCTCAGTCTCCGACTTGGCATAACTGAACCTTTCTAATGTCAGTTCCACGCTACTCTTCCTCTTCCTTTTCGGTGAGCGCTTCTTTGGCTTCTTCCAGTGCGTCCAACTCAATTTCCTTGTCAGCCAGCTCCTCAGCATCTGCACGAGTCCAGTTCTCGCCGTCGTTGTCACGATCGTACTCCAAGTCTGCGATCTCTCGTTTCGTGCGATTTATGTCACGTTGGAGGAGGGCGACGAAGGCGTTGTTTATAGGCGTGACCTCGTTCGACACCTCGGTTTGGACAACAGACTTGATGTCCTCCGCCAATGCGTCAACGATGATCGGCTGCGCGATGAACCAGAAGATCGGCACGAGTGTCGCATACGTCACAATCTGGTTTATCCCGATGCGGATACCCCGCTCTTTGAGGTCCGCCCTTTTCTCTTCCTTCGTCGCCATCTTCTTAGTCCTCGTTGTCCTCCCCGTTGGCAGCCGCGCCTCTCAGTTCCTCCGCCTTCTTCAAGGCTTCGTGCTCCTTGAGAACTTGCGGCGAAGTGACCACGAGTTCGCCCTTGGCCATCGCGCCCAGAACGTGATCGAGAACCACGAGATCACCCGACTTCGCCATGCTTGGGGTAATCGTGACTCGCTCGTCATCGTTCAGCAGCGACAGACCAGTGGCGCACGCTTGCGCGATCTGCTGCGGGGATAGCTGAAATTGTTTCGGTTGTTGCTGTTCTTCACTCATCGTACTTCCTCTTTAGTTAAGCGGGATCAGCTTGATTGCTGCCCGTACTGCGTTGCCATCTGCTCCGGTGTCCGCGTTCTTGGCGCACCGAAGTGACATGGTTCCCGTTGTCGCACCCATGATCAGGCGTCCTACTATCGTGACGTATGTACCGGCCGGAGTCGCTGCTCCGCTGGTCGGCACGAGTACGTTGTTAGTCACTACCTCGCCGTTCTGACCTTCGATGATGGCCGTAACGTCGTCTTCCGTGTTGGTCAAAGTTCCGTAGAATCTTGCGTTCGTGTCAATTACGAACTGTATGTTCATGTCGTCGGCTGCCGGAGCAGTCACTTCGACTGAAGCGATGACCATGTAATCCGTGTTGATCTCTGGGCTGACGTTCGCAACGGCCGTGAAGCCGGTTCCCGTGATCAGCACTGTTCCAGCCGAGATGTCTCCTCCAGCGCCAGTACCGGCGACCAGATGATCCACGCCGTTGTCGTCAGTGAACATCAAGTTGTTTGGCGAGTCATTGCGAACCCACAACTGACCGAACCCGGCCTCGTCTACGTCCGCTGACGCTTGCTCGTTTATCTTGATCACACCGCCGTTCGGGTTGCCGACGTACAGCGTGTCGCGAACGCGAGCGCCTAAGATGTCCGTCTCGAACTGCGCCGCTGCGTTGTAGTACAGTATCGTCGCGCCGCCCGGAGTGGCCGTCAAGACGTCGTCTCCGGCAGTGCCGACCTGAAGTTCAATTTGCGTGTTGCCGCGAAGGAACGTTACCGCGTCGGGGTCAGCCTGAAGAACGCTGCGCAGCGTTCCACCGGCGTCCTCGCCTCGGAAGAACATGAGCGCGCCGTGTACGAGGCTGCGAACGTCCAGATCGTTGCCGACGTTGCCGATCAGCGCTCGGGCTGTTCCGTTGGCGTGTACGAAGCGAAGCAAGTTGTTTCCGACGTCAGTGCTGTCATCTTTTACGATGTTCACGCCGTCCGTGATTGTGCGCAGCCTTTCGAAGTTGTTGAACCGAAGCGCGACGCCTGCATTCTCGGAGAACGTCACCCAGATGTCTTCCAACACACCGCCCGAAGTTACCTGACGAATGCGTGCATCGGTGCCGGTAGACGAGTCGAACTCGATCTGAATGCCGCTGTCCGACGTCGTGGTAGAAGTAAGCCTTATGAACGCGGCACCGCCGCCGTCCGTCTCGTCAAGTATGATCGCAGCCTGACTCGCGGGTATGGTAAGTTCTGAGCCGTCCCAAGTACCGAAGCCGCCGAACGCGCCAGCATTGTTGAACTGCACGCTATTCACTGCTCCGCCAGGAGCACCGCCGCCACCGGCAGTCAAGTTAGTCTCGACACCTCCGTCATCTCGGAAGAAGAGGTTGTCGCCTGAAGCGTATAGTTGGCCGAACCCTGCGACGTTCGGTGCTGCCGTCACATAGCGCAGCATCAGCGGATCGCCGAAGCGGAAGTGTATGAAGCTGCTACCGAAGTCCATGAAGTCACTGTTGAACCCGGTTCCCGCGATTCCCCAATTAAAGTTCCCCGCACTGTACTGCAAGAACACGGTACTGTCGTCCGCCGGATTGCGCATCTGCAGAGACGTACTCGGTCCAAGCTCGAAATCATTTATGGCGTTCGTGAATGTCCACGCGCCCGTGATGTTCTGATTGCTCGTGGGGTCGAAGCCGCCTCCGGTCGAGATTTCGAAGTCTGTACCAGCATCGTCGGTGAACATTAATACGTTCGGCGTGTCGTTGCGAACCCAGATCTGACCGTACCCGGCCTGATCCGCCTGAGCAGCCGCAATCTCTTCGATGAACAGCGACGCGCCGTTCTGAACCAGGAGCCGTCCGCTGCCCGTACTGTCGATCTCGATCGGATCACCGAGGTAACCGAGGAATCGAATGACGCCGTCCGCCTCCAGTTGCAGAAGCTCGCCGGACAAGTCACTGTTGAAGTTGAGATTGTGATTCGAAGCTGACAGACTGTAGTCAAACTCCAAATTGAAGCCGTTGCCGCCAGTCTGATCACGCAGTGTCAACACCTCGTAGTTCGTGCTGAGTGCGCCCTGCATGATGATGCCGCCACCGACACCTTGAACCGCCGCGAACGCGAGCGCGCTGAGCGCGTTGTCATACGTCAAGTTCGCAGCTTCGAGCCACGCAGCCGCGCCGTCCGAAATCAGCATCGAATTGAGGACCGTCGGCGTGGGCAAGTTGCCAGCCGGAGGAACGTCCGCGTTGATGGTGATCGCGCCTCCCGCTCCGCCGTCCACGATCGTGATGCCGCTTCCCGCAGTGAGAACGCGCTCGTTGGCAAGGTTCGGATTCGCCGTTACGGTGACGAACGTTGCGTCGAGACCGCCGACCGCAGCAAGAAGATCTGCCACCGAAAGTCGGCGACTCTCCGTCTCACTGATGGCGACCTCGAACTGCTCAGTCCCCGCCAGCGGCAGAGTGACCGGTCCCAGATCTGTGATTTTCACACTCATATTACAATTCCCACGGCGGAGTTCCGCCATCTAGTGCTTGTTGAATCTCCCTGAACGATCCCGACTGCGTCACGCGCAGTTGACCGTCGCCAGTGGCGCGGACGTACAGGGTTGAGAACGACGGATCCCCGCTGACGTCGTCGACTGGCCTGTCCGGGCGAACGAACCGAAGATTGATGTCCTCAGTTGGTCGAGCCGCGAGCCGATATGGGTCGAAGTCGTCCAGATCGTCGATGCACACCTTGAGACCGGGCGCATTCGGATCGTCGTACAAATCTTCGAGAAACATCTTCCGACTGCATCGCGCACAGATGCCGATGCCGAAGGTGGCTTTCCCCGATGGATCTAAGAATAAGCTCATCGCGTGTACACCGAAATTCGTGGTTGCAGACGAGTGATGGAACCGTCGTCTTCTCCGGCCCATACCATACGGGCCTCGTTCTGAAGATCCGTCTTCAATTCCTCCAGCCTGGAGTAGTCAGCCTCCGGCACCTCGCGACAGACGTCCACGGACAACTGCGCCATCACGAATTTGTACCATCGTTGAGGAACCTCGATCTGCTGAACCATAGTTCCCACGTCCTGAATTTGTCGCTTGACGTACAGAACGTACTGGAAGAACGTGAACTCAGTGTCGGGTATCGGCCAAACCGTCGCGATGGATTGGTTCAGTGCCGAACCGACCGCTTGCTTGTCGAACCAGTACTCAGTCGGGCGAGAGAGGAACGTCTTGTCCGGCAGATTCGAGTAGTCATCTCGGTTGATCTTCGGCATCGGTATCTCGTTCGCCGTGTTGCCGAGGAAGAACTCCGCCAGATTCAAGATGGTCGTACCGTTCGCCTGGAGCCTGATGAACCTCCACGGAACTTGCTCCTCCAGATCCAGCCAGAACCAATCCCCCGGCACCGCGTTCAACGCTGCATTGGTATACAGATCGGTGAACGCGATGCCATTCTGAGATCCCTGAATCGTAATGTCCCAGGTTTCGGTTGCAGCCGGAGTGAAGAAGATTCCGTAGTTGTCTACCTGAACGGCGTTGTTGGCGCCGAAGTCCACTTGGAGGAATCCGCCAGCGACGGTCTGAACTACCGACGTCGTGAGATCACCGTCGAACGCATTGTCCGGGATGCCTTCGCTTGCCGTGTTCGCCACGCCGAGCGTTCGGTTGAGGTCACGAATGTTGAAGTTCATGACGTCCACCGTGCCGATCGGAAGTGGAACGCTGCGCTGCCCTCTGTAGATGGGGAGAATAGTCTTCTCGATCACCCAGAGGGGGATTCCGTACGAAGCGATTGACGACAGGTTCAGGAACAACAGATCCAGCGCCGTGTCGATGTTCTCAGACGTTATCGCCTGCGGAGGCAGCTTCGCTCTTCGGAAGGCGTGGTCAATCACCTTCCGAGTCTCGAAGACTGTCTGTCCTACTGTTCCTGATGTTGCCATCTACCTTACTCCGTGTCCTCGTGGTCTTCGCGCCTTCTCGTGTTGAGTCATGGCTCGGTCGATCTTTTGGTCAACCTCGCGTGAAGTGACCGGACCGCCCCGAGCCTTCGCTACTTTCCCGACGACTTCCCGTCGTGCGTGTACTTGTGCGCTCCGACCTCGCCGCCCTTGCCGACGTTCTTGCTGCCACGACCAGAAGCCTTGACGCCCTCACCCTGACTGCGATCGGGCATGCCGTGAGTCTTGTGAATGCGTCCGCCGCGAGCCTTCTTGACGACGCCCTTGCCAGCGTTCTTCTTCGCAGCTTTGCCGCCGCCAGGATCGCCGGTTCGGTAGTTGTCCGCACGCTTGTGAGTGGAGTACGGAACCATCTTTCCACCCTTCATCATGTAGACCTTGCCGCCCTTCTTGTAGCAGACCTTCCCGCCCATGTTGCAGCGAGTGTATCCCTCGACCTTGCCGCCCTCCTTGTATCCAGGACGAACCTTCGAGCGACCGCCAGCTTCCTTCTCTTGCTCGCTGTCACCCTCGGTCGCCGGCATGTTGCCGTGATCCATCGTGTCAGCTTGCTTGGTCGTCATCTTGAAGTTGCTACTGACGTCCTTCTTAACCTGACCGCCTTTTGCAAAGCCCATCGCCGCACCAGCTTCAGCCAGTCCAGGATGAGTTTGCGCGCCTTGCTTGAAACCCTTCATCTTCTGCCTCCTAGTTGTCGGGATCACCCGTGATGACTCGGATTTGATCCCGAATCTGTTGCTTGTATGTGCGGAGATTGCGCTTGCCCTCTCTCATCACGTCCTTCACTTGTCGGCCGACCACGCCATTCGGTTCAGCCGCTATCAGTACGTCGAGTCTAGCGAGCGCCGCGTCCACGTTGTCTCGCTCAGTACGAAGATCGATCAGCCTCAACGCGTCAATCGCAACCTGAGTTTCCGGGAACGATGCGATCGTGCCAAGCGCCGCGAACAGCGCCTTCGCCACCGTCTCGCCGTCATTTGCGATCTTGTTGCGAAGATTTCCGTACGTCGGATTGTTGATCAACCCCAAAGACTGGTAGAGCGTGGCGACAGCGTCGCACCACGCATTCCCGGCCGCATTGTTGAACCTGATTGTGATGACCGTTTGAATGGCATCAACGAACCCTCCACGATTCAACGTGGGATCCGCGATTATCGCGTCAATGCCTGCGTTCCAGGCGTCTGTATATGTCGTCATGCTCCTGATCCGTATAGTATGCGCCACCGAGTGTCGGCGACATCGTAGTAAATTTCGCAGCTCTCATCCGGACCGAGCACGAAGTTCGCTCCCGTGGGGCTGATGATCCGATTGGCCGCGACAGAACCGACGTCCTGATGGTTCAGCGTCACGTTGTTAGCCGATACGTTGACCAGCTTGAACGTGTCGCCGTCCTGAGCCGACGTCGCGTCGATTCCACCGAGCGCGCTGGTTCCCGCGCCGTCACCGGACAACCGTGCGAGATGTCGCATTCCGTTGTTCGCAGTACCGGTCAACAGTCCAGCGTAATCTTGCGTCGCACCAGCCGCCAACGTAGCCGGAGAGATAGGATCGAACGACATGACTGCCGCGTGACGCGATCTTCCGGCAATGACGAACAGCGATTGACGTTCCGTAATTGTCACGCCGGGACTGCTCGTCGGGAAACCACCGACCGTCAACGTGTCCGCGTTCGCAACGCTGCCTGTTGAATTAGCGTAGCTGACAGGGTTGATGACCCACGCGCTAACTCTTCCCATCGCTAGACCGCCGACCGTCAGACTTCCCGCTTGGGTAAGAAGGAAGTCGGCCCAGTCGCCGGCGACGCCGATGGTCCTGGCGCTCGTGACGAAGTTGCCGAACTGGTTGCCATTCGCGCCGGATTGCGCGCCGAGCGAGAAACCCTCCACGCAGTTGATGGTCAACTCGGTATCCACCGTCCAGTTCATCAACATGCGATCCGTCGCCGGGAACGATTTCTGGAACTGACCGATGATGCCGCCGTTTTGCTGCTCGAACTTGAACCCGGTCGCAGCCCATCCCTCGGACCAATCACCGCTCGCGCCGTACACGACGCCGAACACGTCCACGTCGAACTCAAGATTACCGCGCAGTCTTGAGCGCGCGTTGCCGAGATGATCCAAGAAGTATTTGTTCGTTCCGGAGTTCAGCAGACTGCGAACGACGCTGACCGGCGCAGTTGCGGGACCGAACGTGAAGTCCGCGCCCATGTTCACGCCGTAGTACGCCGTCATGTTCTCCGTTCCGAGACTGGGCTGGAACAATGCGACCGCTGGCTGAAGCAACTCCAAGCCAATCATGGTACCGAGGTTTACGACAGACGTGCCGACTGTTGAGAATGTCGGTGCCCACCGAACAGCGATCTGGTTCGTGACGGACATCGTACCGAATGCGCCAGTAGCTCTCGTCTGAGGCGTGGCACTGATGACCGTGACGGCTGCGGTTGTTGCAGCAACGCCTCCGCCCTCCTGCGCAGTCGACGGACCGCCGTTCAGAACAATCGTGTTCAGCGGCGACAGCGCGTTGACCGTGCGCAGCGTCGGCAGCGCCTGGAACAACGTGAACGCGGCGAAGGAAGGAGCAACGCCGGACAGAATGTTCGGCGCTCCTCGCAATCCTTCCCAGATGAACAGCGCGTTATTGAACGTGATCGCAGGACTGGCGTTGTACGCACCTCCGATGAATCCGGCCGCGTAAGTCTCAGTCGGATTGTACGAGAATGCGTACGGAGACAGCGCGACCCCCGCTGCTATGGGGTTGTCGATGACGACGGGAGACTGAAACTCGACGAGGCCGAGGTTCGCGTTCGTGCTGCCCTGGAGGACCAGTCGGTTACCGGCCAGCGTTCCTCCAAACGCAGTCTGACCTCCAGCCCGACCAGCGAGCAGGAGGTACTGAGTGTGAACGTCTCCGACGGCGAGGTTCAGCAGCGCATTGTGATCAATCGCCGCCGCGTCTACGCTTACAGTTACAGGGTTCCCGGCACCTCCGTCGACGATGGTGATTCCACCGCCAGCGGTGAGGATGCGCTCGTCCGTGAGCGTTGCATCCGCGGCGAGAACGACGTACTGCGCGTTCGTCGGTGCTCCACCGCCGCCTCCTCCCGGAGCCCAGTCAAAGTCGAAGTCATCGTTAGACAGCTTGGTGAGAACCTCGCCGGTGTTGCCACCGGCAGGGATCTCGATCAGGACTACGCCGTTTCCCGATACAATCGCGCTTCCTGGCATGAGCTACCCCACAGTATTTGAGATGTGCTCACGCAATTCCGCGAGTCTAGTCTTCTCCTCAAGAAGTCTGCCGGATTCTTGTTCAAGCTCTGACGCACGATTGTCAAGCTCGTCTTCCCGTGCGAGCATGTCGTTCTCCTTCTCCGACACTGCACTCTCACGTTCTCGTACTGCGACCAACTGCGCATCCACCTTCTTCTCGGCATTCCGCGCTTGCTGGATGATGCTGTTTGCCTCCGACTCGGCTGCCGCGAGCATTCGCTCAGCTTCCTGCTCCGCTCGTTTGACGCCCTCCTGACCCTTGTCACGGTAGCGCTGAGCGTCGCCCTGCGCATCCGCGAGTAGAGCCTCCGCCTGCTCCTTCGCTTGGGCCAGAGTCTCCTCGGCCGCAGCGAGCTTCTCGTCGCACTCGGCGCGCATCGCGACGATCTCCGTCGCCGGTCCGGCGAGTTCGATGGCGTCCTGCGCTTTCTTCTGTGCTTCGCGCAACGAGGCAAGCGTTTTCTCCAACTTCTTCGGATCAGCGAGAAGAGCGAGCGTCGCCGGACTGAGGTCCTTCGCAGGACCAAGACCTTGCTGTCCTATACTCATGATACTGCTCCCGCTTGTCTGACGACGATCTGAACGTCCCCGGTACTGGCAGACACGTTCAGTCTGACCGCCGCTGGAGGCGACACGATGGTGCCGTCTTGGTTTGTGGTCTCGGGACCGTCGAATCCCGGCGTGTCGAACCAAGTCGCCGTCGCCGGATTGAAGTTCGGATCGAACACGTCGTCAAACGTGTGTTGAACCGTGTACGTCGCCGTCGCGCTGATGATGCACGCGATTGCGATCGACGTTGACCCGAGGTACTGATCGATCGGGATCGGAGGTGAGACGCCGACACCCGTGACTGTCTGAAATACTGGTCTCATGTCAGCCTCCTCACAATGAAATGCCGAACTGAATGCGCTCGGTCGCCCAATAGATCAGGTCGAGATCGATGCGTTCAGACGCCGCGTTGCCGTTCTGGATGTAGATGAACGGAATCAAGTTGCCGGCGATGTCCATGTACGGGAAGTTCTGATCCGTCAGATCAAACTTGCCGAGAGCATTGCCGTTGATTCCACCCCACAGACCGTCAGCACCGTCGTAGTACATCGAGAGTTCGATGTCGTCGTCATTCACCATCGTGGGCTGATTGGTCAACCCAAGTGCCTGACTCGTACCGAACTGATCGATGTTCAGATCGAAGGCTGCGACGCCGGAAGGCTTGCCCCACCACGCTCCGCTCTGAGGCGACTGATCGTTGCCTCCGCCGCGAACGCCGATGTTGACCAGCGGCTCGTTGACGTTTGCGAGGTTGATGATGGCCTTGAAGAAAGCCTGCCGATCCCGAGCGAACGCGAACGGACGTCCGCCATACGCGATGGAGAGGTCGTCGTTCAGGTTAGCGCCGGTCTGACAGAGCAGCCGTCCACCGACTCCCTGAGTACCCCCAAAATAGAGGATACTGCCCTGATTGGCCGTTCCAAAAAGAGTCCCGGTGTTCCACACTCCCTCGATCGTACCGTTCGGCTCGGTCGTGATGACCCGATTGAACGCGAGGAAGTCGTTGTAATACTCCGAGAAAATCGTTCGGTCGGGAGCCTTCATCGAGTTGAAGATATCTCCCTGCGAGCGATTCGTCACCCCGTTCTTGAAACGAATTACTTCGTTGTCAATGAACATGGTTTATCTCTCCTGGGCGCAGAACAGGTGATCGACTGTGACGTCTACGGCGTTGCCAGCGGCACCGGAAACCGGGCCAACTGTCGCACCGACTTCGTCGGCAGGAAGTGTGAGTCCCGTCAGATCCAAGGATCCGGCGAGTACGCCGTTGACCGCGTAGGACAACTTACTGACACCATCCCAGAACAGCGCGAGAGTGTAGTTGTCGTCGTCCACCAGCGTGACGCCGATGTCGCTGTCGATTGCGACCTGCGCCGCACCGCTGCGAACTACGACGTCCAGCGTGGTAAGCGTGTCGAGACTCTGGAAGAAGACACCGTCATCCGGCGTTACGCCAGTGATCGCGTCTGCCAGACCCGCGACGAGAATTGTGTTGGCGACATCGCCGAGTGCGACTCTCGTGCTGAACCACAACGGGCGTCCCGCTACAATTGAGAATCCCCGAGTCACGGGGCCAGTGACCGCCGCGTTAGCAGCGACCGCTCCGGTCGTCAGAATGACTGCACTCTGGTCGGCAACCGCAGCGACCGAACCAGTGGCGATATCAAAGTAACCCGCGAGCGTGAGCGCGTTGGCTACTGGCCGATTGAACTCGTCCATGAGAGTGACAAACTTCGTCGGGTCGAGCTGACCCATAGCGCCGAAGATGTCCGCTTGATTGCGGTTCGTCACTCCATTTTCGAGGTTCGTGTTTTCTATTCCTACTCTACTCATTTACGTATCTCCGTAAAGTTAAAGTGAGGAGGGACGTATACCGTCCCTCCCCGTTCACCAGATCACAGACCCGGAGTACCGAAGACCGTTCGTGGATCGGTCCACGAAGGCCAGTAACGCTCGGTCGCCTTGTAACGCATGGAGTCTGTCTCGAAGTCACCTTCCATAGACTTCTCCATCTTGCGTCGCGTCAGCAACTGAAGGCCACGCGGAGCATCGGTTCCGACCCACCATGCAGTCGTCGAGGTAATGCGGGACAGATTAGCCTGACCCTCGCTCAACAGACCCATCGACTTGATCGGGTTGATGTCGTTGTTGGCCGTACCCGCACGAAGAACGCTCTTCAGCAGAACTTCAGCCTGGAAGACGTTGCTCGGTCCGCAAACAATCTTCTTCGGCGTCAAGCGGATGCGCTTGCCGTTGTTGTCGACCGCGTTCCGGATCTGGATCAACTGTTGCTCCAGCGACGTTTGCGACAGAGCCGCAGCGGTCGTGAGCAAGTTGCTGAACGTTCCGTTAGCAATCGGGTGAGCAGCGTTGTTGAGAGATACGCCATCGCCTCCAAGGAACGCGCCGTTGAAGGCACGGTTGAAGATGTTGGCGCAGAGCGTCTCTTTCGTCTCGATCATCGACTGAGCAAGATGCTCGGCGTAGATCGTACCGATCTTGATGTGGTCGCCGTCTTCCACCAGGACTTTCGTCAGGGCGAAGGCGAGACCGTAGACACGGTAGACGTAACGCTGAATGAACAGCACACCGCCGGACTGGTACGTTACCGGAAGACCGTCAGGCAATTCCGGTGCAGCACCGAATCCGTAGAGGACCGGCTCTTCGTGGTACGAACGGGGGATACCCGGACGTTCCTTGAAGCAGCCTTTCCACTCGTCGGCTCGCTGGTTGTAGATACCGTCGAACACCTCGTTCAGGATGGGTTCGACTACCGACCGAAAGTCGGTTGACCTCATTGGTACTGCCATGAGTTAACCCTCCCTTAGATGCTGGCGATGTCAGCCACGGTCTGGTGCTCAGAGATCTGAACAAGAACGATCGGGAACGGATCCGTCAGTTCGTTGTCAGGTCCCGGATTGAATCCCAGAACTCGTAGACCAGCGTTAGCGGCGGCAGACGCAGTATCCAACGCGACGTTGGATAGACCCGTGATGGTCGAGCCGCCAAGAGCGGTCCAGTCGTACTGTTGACCGATGTCAGCTTGCGCTAACGGGCCATCAGCCTGGATCTCGTACATCACAGTGTCCTGCGCCTGAATGTAGTAGGCTCGGATGTTCGTCGCGACCGTGTTGGCAATCCATCGGTTACTTACCCGATGACGGCCTTCCACGTCGTCGTACTCCACTCCTTGAAACGTGCCGATGGCGCGAGAGCCAGGAGCGGCGCCGACTATGAACCCCGCAGCGTTGATTGCGATCGGTTCGCCCTGAAAGATGTTCGCAGGGTGAGCCGACACGATCGTGCCGAGAGGTCCCGGACGTACGATCCCTGAAGGACTGTACGCCGGTCGCAATCCGAACGGAGCAGCTAGTTGAGACATTGCATTTAACTCCTACTTCAGATCAAAAATCCTAGTAGTGCCCTTCTCCGGGAGCAACCTCGCCGAGGTTCTCCGCAAAGGAGCCGGGATCTAGGTCCTGACCCAGTTCAGCCATGCCCTCCTCGAATTCCATCTTAATCCCACGTGATCCACTCTTCGCAGCGGCGGCAGCTTGCTCCTGGATAACATCCATGACTGAAGCAAGTTTCTCCTCCTCTTCGAGCGGCTGATTGTGATGAGCCTCGCGCATGTACGCTTCGTAAAGCGACATCGGTAGCTTGAACGCAATCATCTCGTTCACGCCGATACAACCGGCATAGTCACCGGTCTTGAGCGTAGCGAATTCCCAACCGGGAACGTCCTCCGCCTTGACCGGCTCGTATCCGAGACGTATCCGCCCAGGAATTGAATCTCTGGGATTTGTAGTGGTCAACCAGCAGACATGATACCCGTCAATCGGCGGTAGATCGGGTAAAACTGACTGGAAAAATGATTTGCGAAACTCGTCCAAACGCTCTGCGTCGCTAAGGACACGCTCTTTAGCCGCTGTCTGACGTCTGTCAGTTTGCGATCTCGGTTGCCGTCCTTTCGCAGAGACCCTCTTCCGTCTCGCGCCCGTTTTCTTGCCGGCGACCTTCTTCTTGCCACCGGACTTCTTGCCTACCTTCTTATCGGCCATTGCTTTTCACCCTCTCATTCAGTGAGTTGCTACGCATTATTCTGCGCGTGTTCCTCGTCCCATTTCTTGTAGCGTGCGAGCTGCTTCTTACGGAGAACGGGGTCGTCCCACATTCCTGCCTCAATCATAGCCTCCTTACGCTCCTTCGAAATGTGAACCTCGTTCGACTTGAGGACACGGTCCCGGCCACCCACTCTGAATTTCGGGCCGGTTGGTTGTCTCTGACTTCCTCCATCGCCACCACGATCTCCGCCGCGATCACCTCCGCGATCGTCGTCGTAATCGTCGTCACGATCTGCGCCGTTCCCTTTACCCTTACCTTTCGCAAGATGAGGCAGACGTCGCGCGATGCGCTTGTCGAACTCATCATAGTAAGCGGGGTCACGCGGATCCCATCCGTCGCGGACCATCATGTCATCGATGGCACCGGCGATAGCCGAATCCTCGTCCCGACGTCCAAAGTCGAACCACTGGTTCTTCTGATGCCAGTTCCGCACGTTCTCAACCAGCGTGGGGTCAACGTCAGGCTGCGCGTTAGCGGCCTCCTTCTGCTGCTCCTTCCAGGACACGAGTCCCTCGCGTTGATCTCGCAGACCGTCGCGGATGCGCTGCGCCTCGGCAGCGTCCTTCCCCTCGCCTGCGTCGATCGCCTTCGCGTAGACGTCTTCCGCCTGTTTGATGGCGTTGTCCAACTGGTTGATCTTCGCGTCGACCTGAGATACTTCGGTGTTCGTCTGCCGCTTGACGAGTTCGTTGAGTTGCTTCTCGACTTGCTCGTTGCGGCTGCGCAGAAACTTCAGTTCTCGCTGGTCACGTTCGCGCGCTTCCTTCTGGCGCTGGCGACGACTCTTGTTCTCCTGCCGTCTCCGTTCCTTGCGATCTTCCTCATCTGGCTCATCATGGCCAGCACGACGGTCGTCGGCTCCCGCTTCCAGGTCGTCGTCATCGTCGTCTCCCTTCCGATCATCGTCGACTGGAGCAGCCTTCTGGTCGCCCTCCTCGACGCCGTCCCCGACCATGACGAACTCTTCAATGTCGTCTTCGTCAGGTTTCTTGTCTTCGTGCTCTGACATTGTTTAGACTCCTTCAGTCTACAGTTATTTTAAGTACGCAACGGTCTCGAGTACCTTGTCTTCAGGCACCTCACCGCTGAGATCCAAATCATCGAACACGACGAACAACGCCATGTCCAGAGAGTTGGGAACGGGAACCTCCCATCTGTCGCCGCCGTACTTCGGGCAACGGACGAAGGCTCCCGGTTGAACCCACTTACCCTCAGGCCACTCCTCAAGAGTCTCGCGATTGCAAAAGGCCGCTGGTCCGAGCTTAATGACTTTGGCGACTTGAGTATTCCACTGCTCAGTCTCGCGGGTTTCCTGTGGAAGAGCAATCCCGCCTCGAGATTTCAGCATCGGGGTACGGATCTGCACCAGGACCTTACTCCCGAACGGCGTGAAACCGGGATCAGCGTCTGGGAACGCTTGATCAATACTATCGTACGCCATACTACTTGTACGACTCTGCGAACCGGCGTCAGCCAGCTTCAATCCTTCACTTTTCGTCATTAGCTACTTCCTCAATAGCACTGTTAAGCAACTGCTCGGCGAGTAGTAGACCGGCATAATGCCCGCAGACGTATCCATAGCCAAACGAAGAACGATCGCTCGGCTTTCGGAGGGACGCATCGGCATACTCGGCCTGGACCTCTTTGAGCTTCTTCAGGTAAACTTCTAGTTCGTTTTGCGGCGCCATCGTACACCTCTGCGTTTCACAACGCAATCAGCACGGAGTCTTCTTCCCTGAGGATCCGTATCCTGACCCGCTCTTCGTCGAGCGAGACATGGACGACTTGTCGCTCCCGCCCTTCGGACCCGGTTT